GCGCGGGGATCTTGCGCTCGAACTTCGTGTAGAAGCTCTTGATGACGTTCAGGCGGCGACCTGTGGGCTGGCCCGCCACGATCCAGTTGATGTTGGCGTTATAGTCCATGCCGATGCAGATGGGGGCGTAGGGGTTCACGTCCTTGTCTGCCCTACTGTCCAACTGGTTTTCATTGAAGTCAAAGCCGAGGCTGTCGAGATACTCGAAGTCGCTGGCGTTGTACTTGTGACCCTCTCGCATGGACGAATAGAATCCGTCTTTGGCAATGCCGATGCGTTGGCAAAGAATCGAGGTCTGGAACGTCTTCGGCGTGAGGTCACGCTTCATCTGCTTGATGTAAGATTCACCCAACAGCTGCAGGTTCTCGATGCTGCTGTACTCCTTGTAGTACACGGCCACGGATCTCATCTTGTTTAGGTTCGTGTCCAGGCGGCGCAGATAGGTCTTGAGGTAGCGGGGCACCTTGATGCCTCGGTCCCTCAAAGAACGGATGCGCTGCTTCAGGTGCCATATCTCATAGACAGTGCCCTTGATCGTCTCGATGAGGTCAACGTCCATCTTGTCCTGATAGTGCAGGAACCAGGAGCCCTTCTGGGTCTGCGGCATATCGCTGAGGATCATCACCGAGTGGTTGAACGAATGATGACCAAAGTAGGACTTTATGCCGCCATTGGCAGGCAGCGTCTCGTCCTTGAGACGCTCGTAATCGATGAACTTGGCCTCATCGATCAGGAGCCACGAGAGGGTCAACGAGTTGCTGCTGCCTGGCCTATCCTGCGAGATGATGATGGCACAGGAGCCGTTGTAGAACGTGATCACGTGCTCATATTCGGCAGGCTCGATGATGGGCTTGCCGAATGACCTGGGCGGTTTGCGCCCGATGACATAGTGGATGCCGTTGATGTAGCCCCAGCGCTTCCACGCCGCCAGCAGTCCCGGGATGGTGTTGGTCAGGCCGTGCTTGTAGGTGGGCACAACGATGCCGCCCGTGCTTCCCTCCATGCGCTGCATGTTGCGCAGCACGAAGGGCGAGGCGATCGAATCGGTCTTGCCGGTTCGACGGCCCGCCACGATGACGGTGGTATTGGCACCGATGAGCTGGGTGAGGCGCTGCGGGGCGTTAAAGTATATTCTTTTCTCGGGCTGCTTCATCTTGGTTTTTCTGCGGGAAGAGTGTGCGTTCCTCTATATCGGCCTCCTCATACTCGATGTCCTCGACATCGATGTTCTCTGCCTGGTACTTCTTCAGCAGGGCATGTATGCGCTCGTTGATGTGCGGAATGGGCTTGATGCCGAGCACCGACGGGTCGTCGGTGGCGGTGAAAGGCTGCACCACGATAAGGTCATAGGGCACGGCCTGCTCGTCCTCCAGATCGACACGGTTGTATTTGGCATAGGATGAGGCGGCCTTCTCCATCGTCTTGGTGTCCTTGCGTTTCTTGGCCATTTGGAAGGTTTCCAGGATCATCTCATTGAAGCGGTAGCGGTGAAAGTCACGGCTGGCCTGCGCCAGGTGCGGCAGTAGCGACTTGACGATAACCAGATCTGAATATGCCTGGGCCCGACAGACGCCATGCCGGGAGACCGCGGTCTCCACAAACTGGCGGTCTTTAGCGTCAGGGTTGGAGAGGAACCAGTTATATTCATCACGGATACGCAGGATGCGCTCGACAACGCTTTCTGCATAGCGTTGCCGAAGCTCGTCCTGCGCCGTGAACAGGTCGATGCGGCATATTTCAAGCGTGTCGGGGTTAGGCATTACTCGTCGTCCTCCATGTCGAGCAGATTGCGGTGGGCATTCTCGATGGCCAGCGGCGAGCCTACCTGTGCCAGCATCATCTCCTGATGGTGCAGTTTCACCTTCGACGCCGCTTTGCCACGGAGGTAGCGCTGGCTGACCTCGGTGGTGCGGTCGGCGATGTCCGAGCGGAGAACTTCGGCAGGTATGCCGAGGATCACCGCCATGTCACTAATCTTCAGGTAGATCGAGGCGTATTGCTCAATCTGCTGCAATTCTTCTTCTGAATAGGTCATTGAGCGGTACTGAGTGGTTTGTGATCAAGTCTTCTATCTGCGCGTGCAGCGTGCGGAAGATATCGAGGTCGGTGGTGACGAAGGCACTCTCCGAGCGGTTGCCTCGCGTGAGGTTCTGCGAGGTGACGATACTGACGACCTCACCCTTGAGGCTGCGCACGAGCAGAATCTTGCTGTGGTTGTCGGCAAGATAGGTGGTATTGATGACCTGGGTGATGAACGCCCAGAGCTTGAGGGTCTTGTTGGTGGCCTTGTGGTCGAGCACCAGGTTGAAGCGGGTGACGAGGCCCGACTTCTCGATGAAGAACAGCCTTCGGATGAATTCTTCTGAGATCGAGAATGAAGTCTGCCACACCTCGGACTTGCCGAGCTGTTGCAGCGTCCATTCCAAAACGTCGGCCACCTGCAGGGCGTTGGAGAGATAAGCCTGGTAAGGTTTATCTCTCAACGGCTGCAAAAAATCCGATATGTCGGCTGTGCGTTTCATTTCTTAAAGCGGCGTTGCCGCTGCATAATGGAGAATGGTTAAGGGTTAAAGAATCCCCAACTCCTTCAGGTCATTAGTCAGCTTGTCGGTCGGGCTGATGATCTTGCCGTACCAGTCGAGGATCTGAGCCTTCAGTTCCTCGGTGGGCTTCTTGGCGTAGCGGCCCTTGGCCAGGTTGATCATCCGCACGGCCTTCTTGCTCTCCTCACGGACTTCGGCGGTGAGCTGCTGCTCGCCGTCCATGCCGGTGTAGTGGTCGTACTTCTCCCAGTTGGAGTGCAGCTTCTTGTCCATGGCGATCAGTTCCTTGAGGAACGGGCATCGCTCACTGTCGGGACAGGGGGCGTTCTCCAGCGAGAGCGAGCGCAGTTTCAGGTGCAGCTCGCGCATGCGCTGCACGATGCCCAGGTTCTCGACATAGAGCGCCTGGATCTCGTCGGGCAACTGGTCGTGGTCAGCCCGCTTGCCGGCCTTGAACTCGTTGGCAGGTTGCTGCTGCTCGACTTCAAGGTTGCGCTTGACCACGATCTTGTTGACCTCGGCCTGCATCGCCTCGACTTGCTCATGGGTGACCTGCTGCAGGCGGAACGAGAGCCGCTTCTTCAGCTGGTATTCGATGAACGGGGCCTTACCGCGAGGGTTGGCCATCAGGTTGCGGTACATGATCTGGTTGCCAGTCAACTGGAGCAACAGCATGGCACCCTCGGCATAGTCGCGCTCGGTGGCATCCTGCGCCAGCCATGCCTGTACTTTATCGTTAAACTTCTGGTTCATAATCTATTTACAATCTATAATTTATTGTTTACGTTTGTAAACCAGCAAAGGTTTTTGCCCAGCGGCTGGAGAAGTCTTCTCATGGCAGCCAATGTCTGCCCGGTTGTCACAAAGTCATCATAGACGATGATGTTGGGCTCTTTGGGCAGCACATTGAGTTCAAAAACCGCGTTTACTCGCTGCTTGGTGTGGCAGAATGCCACATCTTCGTAGAACGGAATCTCCAGCATCTGACCTAAACGCTCGCTGATGAGCGTGGCGAAGTTCTTCACCTTGTGGCGCCGTTTCGGCGAGGTGCAGATGCACCATCCACCCAGGTTGAGGCTGTAGCCCAGCATCTCCTTGATCACGGGGCAGATGTTGTCGGCAAAGAACGCCACCATATCGGGGTCGCCCTTGATGTCGGTGAGCGTCCGTCCATAGACGGTTTTCTGCCAGATGGAGATGAAGTTGATGTCCGATCGGCGGGTGAGGCGCAGTCGGTAGGAGAAGTCGCACCGCGCTTCGGTGGACTTGTCCCATGACTTGCGCTTCTGCACCGCGAACAGGTCTTTCTGCCCTGGGGCGGTGCATCCGTCGGGTAAAGAGACATCGAGAGAACCCGGGTCGGCAATCGGAAAGGTGATGTCGTTCAAGACCCCTTTCATGTCGACCGATGTTCTCCCGATGTCATCATCATTATTGACCATCAGGGATTCTCGGTTTCAGTCTCTGAGGACTTCTTGTAGGCCTTTGCGGCTATGGTCTCCTCGGGGTTCTCTTCCTCGTTCTCGCCATTGCCTTCCTCTTCACCGCCTCCGTTGCCTTCGGGCGGGTTCTCGATCAGGTT